CGCTGGCTGGTCGTAGATCCAGTATTCATGGAAATCATGGCTGACGAAGATTCACGTCTTTTGAATGCAGATTACGGTGAGTCTGGTGCACTTCGTAATGGTTTGGTTCTCAACAACCTGCACGGCTTCCGTGTGTACTCTTCATCTAACCTACCTTCAGTAGGTACAGGTTCAGGTACAACAGGTTCCGCAAACCAAAACACTAACTATGGTGTTATCGTAGCTGGTCATGATTCTGCAGTAGCCACTGCCGAGCAGATCAACAAAACTGAAACATATCGTGACCCTGACAGCTTCGCTGACATTGTTCGTGGTATGCATCTATATGGTAGGAAGATTCTTCGCCCTGAAGCAATCGTCACTGCCAAATATAACGCAGCGTAAGGGGAAATAAAAAATGGCTTTACAAAACGTTAATGTTATTGAGGCAACTCTTGACTGTACAACAGTAACCGCAACTGGCGCTTACTCAGTACTTACTATTCCTGCATACACAGTAGTTCTTGCTGCTGGTGTTGAAGTTACTGAAGCACTAACTGGTGCTTCTGCTTTAACTTTTGATGTAGGAACTGGTGTTGATGATGACGAATGGGTAGCAGCTTATGCTATGGCTTCTAAAGCTGTAGGTGCTGTTGCTTCTTCAACTCCCGGTTTGTTTAATGCAGCCGCTGAAGACACCATTGATGTACAAGTTGATACTTTGACTGGTACAGTTACTGCAGGTAAACTTCGTGTTTGGGCAATCGTAGTAGATTGTGACGGACGTGAAGCAGAAGAAGTAGATCGTGATCTTCTTGCCTAAAAAGTAAAGCTAAGGGGGCTGCTTAAAGTGGCCCTCTTAGTGTTTTTTCTATAGGAAAATAATATGTCTACATTTGTACAACTTACCAATGAACTGCTAAGACGCTTAAATGAAGTGCCTCTGGATACAGCAGGTGATGGTTTTGATACAGTACGTAATGTGCAATCTGTAGCTAAAGATGCTATTAATAATAGCCTACGGCAAATATATCAAAGTGGTCAAGAATGGCCCTTTTTAAAAAATACATACACCCAAACACTAACAGCAGGAACTAGGTTATATAGTTTTCCTTCAGGATATTCTAGTGTTGATTGGGAAACATTTTATTTAAAAAAATTAACCTCTCAAGAAAATGAACCTAAAGTTCTTAAAGTTCTTTCTTATGAAGAGTATTTAAATAAGTATCGTCCTGTGGATGATAATGGAGATCAAACTAATGGAGACTCTGTACCTATTTTTGTTTATCAAACTTTTGGTGATCAATTTGGAATTACTCCAGTATCAAATGCTAGTTACGAAGTAGAATACATTTATTGGAGTGTCCCTTCTGATTTAAATAATTATGATGATAGTTGTACAATTGCGGAAAGATTTGATCACATCATTGTTGATGGAGCTATGGCATATATGATGGCTTTTAGAAGTAACGACCAAAGCTCTGTTATGCACCAACAAAAATTTGATGATGGTATTAAAACTATGAAAAGAGTTTTATTTGATGATGAATTACGTCTTAGATCAACGGTGATTGAAAGACCTAGATGGACAATTTAAAAACTAATATTACTGTTTGTAATGGCGGTCTTATTACTAATGTAGACCCACTAACACATGCCTCTGCTTTAGGTGGCAGTGCTTTACGTATGATTAATTATGAGCCATCTTTATCGGGTGGCTATAGACGTATTAGCGGGTTTTCTAATGACTATGGCACTGTACCGGGCAATGGAGCTACGTTAGGTGTGCATGTAAACGGTAATTTAAATGATGGTATTTTTGCTTGCAGAAAACCTGATTCTGGGTATAACTATTTACACAAGTGGAATAACTCTAGTTCCTCATGGGATGCCATAACTTCTACAGGCAGTCCTACTATGGTAGGTGTAAGCCGTGTACGGTTTGCTGAGTATAACTGGACTGGTGAAGTACTACTTTTAACTGATGGCATCAACCCTGCTGCTCTATATGATAGTACTAACTACACACAGATTACGCACACTAATGCACCTGACGATCCTAAGTTTGCAGAAGAGTTTGCTTCACATATATTCTTAGCTGGTGATTCAACAGAACCTTTTAATTTATTTTTTAGTGCCCCACTTAATCCTATTGATTTTAGTCCTGCTGCTGGTGCTGGTGTTATTAATGTAGGTTTCACAATTACAAAAATTAAAAAGTTTCGTAATACATTATTTATTTTTGGTGCTAATAACATAAAAAAATTAACAGGTACTGATATTTCTAATTTTGCACTGGAAAATGTAACTTCAAATTTAGGTTGTGTTGCTCCTGACTCTGTGATAGAATTTGGTGGTGACTTACTTTTTTTAGGCCCAGATGGTATTAGACCTATTTCAGGAACTGATCGTATTGGTGATATTGAATTAGCACCGGTATCTAAAGAAATACAAGATATTTTTGATAATTATTATTTATCAGAAACTATTGTAGATATTAGTATTGTTGCTATTCGTAAGAAATCTCAGTTTAGATTTTTCTTTAAGAATGATAGTTCATTATCTTTGATTGGTGCTATACGTAAAAGTCAAAATAAACAAAGTATATTTGAATATAGCCAGTTAATTGGCATTGAAGCTAACTGTGTAGCATCTGGTTACATTGGTCAGTTTGAACATGTAATACACGGTGATGGTTCAGGTAAGGTATTTAGGCAAGAAAAAGGACAATCTTTTAATGGAAGTGATATATTTAGTTTATATCAAACTCCTTATTTTTATATGGAAGATCCAGAAATAAGAAAAATTATTTATAAAGTAGATACGTATTTAAAATCAGAGGGTAATACAGAAGTATTTGTTGGTCTATATTATGACTATGATGATGTGTATTCTTTAAATCCAACTACATATAATTTTTCAACAGAAGGTGCTGCTGCTATTTATGGTACAGCTATATATGGTTCAGGTGATATTTTTGATGGCAATCCCTCACCTAAAGCTTTAACTAATGTATCTGGTTCTGGTAAATCTATATCAGTAAGTTATGTTACAAATAATCAAAATGCAAGCCATACAATTCAAGCCATTGCAATGACGTATGGTTTAGCAGATAGGAGATAAACCGTGGCAGGTTACGTAAGACAATCTACAGCAGATATTATTCCCACAGCTACAGTTCGTGCTGCACCAATTAATGCTGAATACAATGCACTTCGTGATGCCTTTGCTGCATCAGGTGGACACAAGCACGATGGTACAACAGGTGAGGGTGAGTATGTACCTCTCATAGCTGACTTAGATGCTCTCAATAAAGTTGTCATTAATACAACAAACAATCGCATAGGCTTTTTTGTCGAAGTATCTAGCTCTGCAGTAGAGCAAGTACGCATTCAAGATGGTGCAGTAGTTCCAGTAACAGATAACGATATTGACTTAGGTACATCTTCACTAGAGTTCAAAGACTTGCACTTAGATGGTACAGCTTACATTGACACACTAGCGGTACACCAGTCTGCTACTATTACATCTAACCTTACAGTAAATGGTAATACTACACTAGGTAATGCTGCCAGTGACACTATTACGTTTACAGGTGATGTAGCCTCTCATATTCTTCCTTCTACTGATTCTACATATGATTTAGGTTCCTCTGATTCTGAGTGGCGTAACTTGTATATTGATGGAACAGCTAATGTAGATGCTTTAGTTGCTGATAGCGCTTATATAAGCTCAGGTACTATTAATAACACAGTTATTGGTGGAACTACAGCAGCGGCTGCAGATTTTACTACAATGGATGCTTCAGGTAACGTTACCGTAGGTGGTACGTTGGGTGTAACTGGCGCTACTACAATGTCTAGCACATTGGGTGTAACAGGCAATAGTACTGTTGGTGGTACTCTTGGTGTAACTGGTTTGTCTACACTTGCTACTGTTGACATCAATGGCGGTAATATAGATGCAACAGCTATTGGCTCAAGTACTGCATCAAGTGCTGTATTTACTAACCTTACAGCTTCCGGTACAGTAAACTTTGCAGGTGCTACTGTATCTAACTTAGGTTCAGTTACTACTGCAGCTATTGGTGGTGGTACTATTAATAACTCTGTAATTGGTGGCTCTACCCCTGCAGCTATTACAGGTACAACCATTACATCTAACAGTGGCTTTACTGGTAATTTAAACGGCAATGTAACAGGTGATGTAACAGGTGATTTAACAGGTAATGTTACGTCTACAGGTAACTCTACACTAAACAATTTAACTGTTAATGGTACGCTAGATGTAACTAACACTACTATTGAAAACGTATCTGACCCCACTACTGCACAACAGGCTGCAACAAAAGCTTATGTAGATGGTGAGATCACTAGTCTTATTGGTGGCGCACCCGGTGCTCTTGATACGCTAAACGAATTAGCTGCAGCTATTAATGATGATCAAAACGTATACACTACTCTAACTACTAGCATTGCTACTAAGCTACCTAAAGCGGGTGGTACAATGAGTGGTGAGATTGCTATGGGTGACAACAAGATTACAGGTCTTGCTACACCTACATCTAACGCTGATGCAGCTACAAAACTCTATGTAGACAATCAAACTACACAGGCTGAGACTTATGCTGCTAATGCCCTAGCAAGTCAGAACGCTGCTGCCGCTTCATATGATGCATTTGATGATCGTTACTTAGGTGCTAAGTCTAGTAATCCTACCGTAGATAATGATGGCAATGCTTTGATTACAGGTGCCTTGTACTTTGATAGTACTAATGGTGTTATGAAAGTGTACAACGGTAGTGAGTGGGCTAATGCTTCATCATCAGTTGAAGGTGTAAAGGCTAACTTTTATTATACAGCAACTAATGCTCAGACAGTATTCTCAGGATCAGACGATAATAGTAATACTCTTGTAGTAGATCAAGTAGGTCTTGTTAATGTCTACATGAATGGTGTACGTCTACACGAGGATGACTATACAATCTCTGCAGGTGGTAACAGTGTAACGTTAGCTACAGGTGCAGCTACTGGGGATCTTATTTATTTAGAAGTGTTTGGTAACTTTACTGGTCAGTCTGGCGCAGAGGTAGCTATCACTGGTGGTAGTATTACAGGCTTAAGTGCCTTAGGTGTAGCTGGTAATGCTTCTTTCGGTGACAATAATAAAGCCATCTTCGGTGCTGGATCTGACCTACAAATTTACCATGATGGGTCTAATAGTTTTATTGTAGATAGCGGCACTGGCCTTTTAGCAATTAGAGGCTCAACCGCTGTAGCATTGCAAGGCACTAACGGTGAAAACGCTGTAATAGCAAGCGAAAATGGTGCTGTAGACTTACGTTACGACAATAGCACAAAACTCACCACCACAAGCACAGGTGTAGACATCACTGGGACTTTGACCAGCGATGGGCTGACTGTTAAAAATCCAAACGTATCTGGTGAGCAAGTTATATTTAAAATTGAAAATGCAGCTAACACAGGAACGATTGGGCAGATTACTTATAACCAGACTGATGACTCAATGG